GAGCCGGACAAAAAGCTGACCGGTGCTGGCAAGCCACCTGCAGAAGCAGCCGGAGGGACATCGACTCCGGAAGATGACGGGTCGAGCAATGCAGCATGGAAGCGTAAAGACTTATCTGCCGAGGAGCGTGGCGAGCTGTATCGCGAGCGGCGAAACAAAGAAGAACGCGAGAAGCGGCGCAAGAAGCCAAACTGAAGTTTTATTCTAGGTAGAAGTTGTCATTAAGCGGTGTGCCACCGCACAAAAGAGCGTAAACAACAATGGCAGAAGGCCAATATGTTTTCCCTGATTGGGTGGCCGAGGAAGCTCTTCGTCTCTTGATCAACATGCTGGAAGTTTCGCAGTACATGAACACGACGGACAACAAGGAATTCACTCGTGAATTCCCGGTTGGCGAAGTGATCAGAAAGAAGCTCCCGCAGCGTTTCTTGATCCGAGACGGTTTGGGCTATTCCCCGCAACCGATCAACAGAATCAACACGACTGTAGCTTGCAATCAAATCTTCGGCGTGGACTTCGAGTTTGACGTCTTCGAGGAAGCTCTCCTGATGGAGCGCTCGAAGGAAGAAATCAGCGAACAGTACTTACGGCCAGCGATGGAGCAGATCGCGCAAGAAATGGATACACGCGCTGCGCTATTCGCGTATCAGAACGCGAACAACATCGTTGGCGTGCTGGGGACAGACCCAAACTCAGCGACAACGTTCATGCAGGCTAGACAGCGGCTAAAGAACTTGGCTGGTGCGACACGCGGCAGTGACAATGCGATGATCGTTCCGTCGAGCGTCTATACCGCGTTGGTTCCTGTCCTTCAAGCGTTGTTGAACCCTTCGGATGAAATTAGCGAGCAGTACAAAGAAGGCTCGCTCGGGCGGTTGTGGAACTTCGACTGGTACGAGTCTGAGTCGCTCTTCCGTCATACTGCAGGGACGTGGGCCGGAGCTGTAACGCTTACCGCTGCATCGGGTGGCGGCACGCAACTCACCATCACAGCAACGGCTGGCGATACGTTCAACGTTGGCGATGTAATCGGGATCGCGAACGTTAATCAGGTCAATCCCATGACGCGTCGCTTTGTTACTACGGTAGCGAAGACTTTCGTCGTAACTTCCCCACTCGTCGCAGCAGGTGGCGGCGCTGATGTGCTAAACATCTCGCCGGCAATCTTCCTGCCAGGCTCGCAGTATCAGAACGTCGATGCAACGCCTGCAGCCGGTGCTGCGTTGACGTTATTTCCCGGGACTGCAGCTCCGAACGGGAAAGCCGGAGGCCAAGGCTTGTGGCTCAACAAAGATGCTTTCGCGATGGTTGGCGTGAAGCTACAATCGCCGAAAGCAACGGAGTTGACTTCGCAAGCTCGCGACAAGAAGACTGGCATCCCAATCCGCTTCGTCAGGATGTATTCCCCGACAGAGAAGAAGATGACGAACTCGTGGGACACGTGCATTGGCTTCGGCCAGTACTATGCTGACAGCTGTGCAGGGAGGGTGCTCTGCGGTTAAGGAGCTACGAACATGAAAATAACACTTACTAAGTTGTTCGCAACTCTCATAGTTCTTGCTGCGCTTGCGATACCATCGTTTGCGCAGCAGAATTCTCTTGGCCAGACGACGCTCGCAGCAGCTATTGGCGGGACGTATATCGGTTCTGGCTCCTCGACGAACGTACCCGCTCCGACACTAGTACAAGTTGCTTCGGTGACGAGTATTGTAGGGATCACGCCAAACTTTAGCATCACGGCGTCGCAGCCAAACCAGACATATATCTATGTTGGCCGCGAACAGATGCGTGTTACTGCAGTGAACGGCACGCAACTTACTGTCGTGCGCGGAGTCAACGGGACAGTAGCTGCTCCTCACCCGAATGGCGATATGGTGCTATTCGGGCCGCCGCGATTCTTTTACGTCAACGATCCTGGAGCTGTAACGACTGCAGGGACGGGGACTTCTGGCGTCGCATGTACAGCGGCTAACGTCATCGTCACTCCGTGGCTCAATATCCGTACCGGAGCGCAGTGGATTTGCTCTACGATTACCGGAACATGGGTTCCGGGGTGGAACAACGCTGGCGGTGACTTCTTCGGGCAAACCGCTACTGTAGCGTCAGCAGCTAGTGCTGTTACACCTTCAGGGCCGTACTTTCAGATCAGCGGGACTGCGGCTATAACAGGCTTCAATATCCCGCTTGGTTTCAACGGCACTGCTGTTGGCGGCGGCTGTTTCACCGTCAACCCTACGGGCATCTTCACGTGGACGGCGGCAGGCAACATTGCTATCGCCGGAACGACGACACAAGCTCTGGTCTTAGTAACGTTTTGCTGGAATGCTTCCACGTCGAAGTGGATTCCAAGCAGGATTGCGTAAACAATTCAACTTGTAAGGAGCTGCTAACAACAGCTCCTTACTCTTTTTTGAGAGGGAGCAGATGACTCAAATCGCAACAGTAGTAAAACCAAGCATTATTACAGGGCCGCGCGGCCTCGGAGCTAGAAATGTTGGTGGAGCATTTTCGCAGGATGCGCAGCAAGACATCATCGACTGCGATTCTCTTTGTGGACCGATCACGCAGCTGACTGGTACGACTGATGTCCTTGACCCTCATAATAGCGGGAACTATATCGTCAAGGCTGGCGCGATTGACGCCATGACGCTCGCAGCTCCGACGGCTGGCGTTGATGATGGCGTGACGATCAACGTATGGTCGGATACGCTTTTCGTGCATACGATTACGACAGTAGCGCTTTTCGCGAATGGCGCAGCGCTTGCGAACGTCGCTACATTCAAGGCGTTTAAAGGTTCAGGCTTGACGCTGCGTGCTTTCAATGGCGTGTGGCACGTACTCAGGTCGAACGTAACAAGCATCGCATAGGAGGAATTATGCTCAAGAAAAAGCGTCTCACCGTAAGAGAGTGCAAGCTAGAATTCCCGGAAGCATTTCAGGACGCTAACGGGAAACCTGACAAGCGTATCGATGAGAACATGGAACGCGTGATGACGCATATGATTAACGAGGGCGAATCCCCGTTTGACGCGAAGCTGAAAGCGCTTTGTATCGCGCGTGCTCCGGATCACTTCGCTCAAGTCCCTCCAGCGGGCGCATGGCCGCAACTGCTCTACCATGAAAGTGGCGGCGTGAAGAGCGTTGAGGATGAAGAAGAGCGGACTGAAATTCTCAAGCAAAAAGGTTGGACGACGAAGCCACTCGCTAAGCATCTCGACAAGCTACAACGCGGGTCTACTCCGCGTGACGAGAACATCAAGCGATTGGAGCGAGAGTTGCAATCGGAGCTGAAGAAGAAGGAAGAAGAGACGAAAGAAACTGCAGCAGCTTGAAGAAAAATTAGATGCCAGTTCTTCCTCCAGGTCCGAGTGGTTTAGCTGGGTCGTATCTCTTTCCCGGTGGCAGTGGCACGTTTAAGCTGCTTGACATTTGCAAGATGGCGATGGTGAAGATCGGCGCACTTGACCCGATAGACACTCCGGAAGCGCTGGAAGCTGGCGACGTACAAGCGCAAGCGAATATCTTGATTGACTCGTGGAATGCTTCCGGGGCTTATGTCTGGGCGAATACATTCTTCATCGGCAAGCTGACACCGCAGCTTCAACCGCACTTGATTGGCCCGACAGGGACAGCGAACTTCAACCAAGCAGCTGGCGTCTTGCAGCGCCCGGTTCGAATACTGGCGGCGAATATCTTACTGAACGCACTAGCAGCAGCTCCATGGATCGGTCAGACTACGGTTCGGCTGACAGTTAATGTTCATCAGGACAGAGGTAAGTGGTGGGCATCGCAGAAAGCTCCTGGTGTTGCGAGTGTCACTCCGACGGAGATGTATTATCAGCCGGACATCCCAAATGGGTCGATGTACATCTGGGTTGTCCCGACGGTAGCTTACCCGTTTGAGCTGATGCTACAGACGCTGCTCGCGCAGTATGCGCTGACCGATACTGTATCGCTTCCTCAAGGCGGCGTGATGGCATTCGTCTACTCGCTTGCGGAGATGATTGCTCCGGACTTCGACCTCCCATGGACTGCTGCGCTGGAACAATCGAAGCGCTCCGCGCTTAGACGGTTTACGGCGCTTAACATTATGTCTCCGCAAATGGGGACTCGCGATGCGGGGATTCCTGGAGGCAGAAGCAGCGGAAAACGCAGCGACTATAATTATTTGAGCAAGCAGTACAACAGTTAAGGATTAAACATTGAGCCGGTTCGGATTTTGCAGCGGGACTTATACTTCGCAGTCTGTGAATGCAGACGCGCAAGAGTGCATTAATTTGCTCCCGGAGCGTGTCGAGAGCGATATGGGCGTTTCCTCGATGACGCTCTACTGCACGCCAGGTTTGTCTCTCTTCAACAATCCTGGAGGGAATCAGACACGAGGGAATTTCACGATTACGACGGGGCCAAGCGCTGG